TCCTCGATCGGCGCGCCTGCATCGCGGCCAGCAGCTGGCGCAGCCAGATGCGGTGCGGCCGCGCTTCCATTCCAAGGCCCGAAGGGCCAGCAACAGGCTTTATCGCGCCGCCTTCAACCCTGCAGCGGTGGCGATTGTGGCGTGCGCAGCCTCCATGCCGCTTGCGCCTCAAACCCTATTGATCTATCAAGATTTCAGCGATCGGCATTGGCCGGTAACATTTGGGTCTGGGGTTTGTTACCGCGTTGCTACCCGATTTGTTACTCTCAACACATTGAAGCGAAAGCGTTTTTTCGCGGGTAGCGTTGGTAACAGCCAATGCGCGCGCGCGTAGGCGATTTTATACGGCTCTCGCGCGCGCACATGTATAGAGTGTGATTTGTGTGTTACCGACGCTACCTATATATAAAAGCCCATAAATAGAGAGGGTTAGCGGTAGCAAAATGCGGTAACAGGCCGATTTCCGCGTTGTTACCGATGCTACCTTGCTGCCACGTTGTCGGCGCATCGCGCTCGCCGCTGCTATGCCTCGCCGCCTGTTGATCGCCGGATGCGACGGAAATCCGCCGTTTCCGATAAACTAGGGGTGATCTGGGGTGTCGAAGGCGGGCGGTGTGGGCGAATTTTTGGGCGGCGCGATCGGGGCCGACCGGGAGGCGTTCGACCAGGCCAAGGCGGCATCGGCAGGCGAGCAGCAGGGTCTGCCGCTCGACCTGGGCGAGGCGATGCCCGACCTGAGCGACAGCGAGGAGCATATGGGCCTGCCCGATGCGGGCGAGGTGCTCGCGATCCAGCAGGAGCTGGGCCCGGGCGCAACGATCGGCATGGCGGTCACTGAATACCGCCGCCGCGCCGGGGCTGGCGGTCGCAAGCGGGGCTCGAAAAACAAGCGGACGGACGATTTTTCGCGGTGGCTGCTCGCCCATGGGCCGCATCCTGGGCTCTTCCTGACGCGCATGATGGCGCGGCCGACCGAGCTGCTGGCGGCCGAGCTGGGCTGCAAGACGGTCGAGGCGGCGAACCTTCAGGTGCGCTGCGCCGACATCCTGCTGCCGTTCCACGAGGGCAAGAAGCCGGTCGAGGTCAACGTCAGCGGCAAGGGCGGCATGGCGCTGGTGCTGCCGGGGATGATGCCGGGCACGGTCGATGGCGGCATGCTCGAGGCCGAGACGCTGCCGATCAGCCTCGAGCCGCCGGTCGAGGATGACAAACAGGATGACAAACACGACGCGCAAGGCGGTGACGCATGAATGGCGGATTTCTGCGGGTTTGCGCGGGTCGATCGGGCCTGTTCGGAATAGCCAGTTCGGAATGGATCGCGCAAAGGCGCAGAAAACGGCCATTTTTCGCGCAATCGATTAACCTTTCGCAGGTTCGCGCGACGGCTCGCCCCGGGCCGATCGGCCTGGCCGGGGGGTGGCCCCCCCCATCGCGGCGGCCTGATCCCCTCCCCGGGTCGCGCGCCAGACGTGCCACGTTTTTTCGACCCTTCATCCTGGCTGCGCAGGCGGAATGGGCCATCGCTCGTACGGGGTCGGGGGAATGAGCGCTGCCGTGCAGGTGATGACACCGGTCGGGCCGGTTGCAGGGCGCTTCATCGACAGCGCGGCCTACATCTCGGCGATCATGGGACCGGTTGGAGGAGGCAAGACAACAGCATCTTTCGCGCGCTACATCAAGCTGGGGCTGGCACAAAATTCGGTCTGGGATGCGAAGCGCGGCTGCAACGTCAAGCGCTGCCGGATTGCGGCGGTACGCGACACTTATCCGAACCTCGACCGCACGCTGATCAAGTCCTGGCACCAGTGGTTCCCCAAGACGCTCGGCAAATGGTCGGGCGAGGCCCCGCGCACCCACAATTTCACGCTGTACATCGGCACCAAGGGGCTTGCCGGCTATTTCGAGCTCGACATGGAGCTGATCTTCACCGCGATCGGTGACAACAGCGTCGAGGACGTGCTGCGCGGCTTCGAGCTCACGGGCCTGCACGGCAACGAGCTCGATCTGCTGCCGCGCGACATGCTCGATTATGGGCTCGGCCGCATCGGCCGCTATCCGGCGGCCAAGGATGGCGGCTGTGCCCGCGCCCAGTTCTTCGGCGACCTGAACGCGCCCGACGAGGATAACTGGGTCTATGACGTTTTCGTCAACAAGTCGCTCGATGCCGAGCTGATCGCCGAGATCCAGGAGGAAACCGGCGAGAAAGGGCCGCTGATCGAGTTCTTCCAGCAGCCCGGCGCGCGCGAGCCGAATGCAGAAAACCTGCACAATCTGCCCAAAGGTTACTATACAAAACAGATGCTTGGCATGAGCCAGGAAAAAATTCGCCGCCTCATCGACAACAAGTTCGGCGCGGTGCGGGATGGCATGCCGGTCTATCCCGAATATTCCGACCAGGTCCATTGCTCGCTCGAACCGCTGCGCCCGGTGCGGGGATTGCCGCTGCGCATCGGCATGGATGCCGGCCTGACGCCGGCAGCAGTGATCGGTCAGCGAAATGCGTTCGGCCAGACAGTGATCCTTGCCGAGCTCGCAACGGTGCTGGATGAGGACGACACGCTGTCGAGCGTCGGCCCTACGGCATTCGGGGAAGCGCTGGCCGATCTGCTGGCGACTCGCTTCCCGGGCTATCCGATCGAGTATGCGGCGGTCGATCCTGCGGCCGCCAAGGGCACGGACGGCAGCGGCAACGAACTCAACTGGCTGCAGATCGTCGCCAAGGTGGCAAAGCTGCGCATCCGCCCTGCCCCTGTGCCCAATAACAGCCTGGACGTGCGCCTCGAGGCGGTGCGGCGTCCACTCAAGCGGCTGATCGAGGCAGGTCGGCCAGGGCTGGTGATCTCGAGCGAATGCAAGATCCTGCGTCGCGGCTTCAACAGCGGTTACAAATACCGGCGCACGGCGCTGGCGGGCGGCGACGGCCGCTATGAGAACAAGCCCTGGAAAAACCAGTACAGCCACGTGCACGACGCGCTGCAGTACCTGATGGTCGCATCGGGCGAAGGCCGTCTGGTTGATGCCGGGGGCGTTGTCGGCGAGAGCGCGCGGCCCGTGGTAACGCTCGACGCCGATTACAATCCCTTCGGCTGAAAGGCGGTCCATGAAGACGATCGGCAAGGTGCTGTTGAGCCCCATCGTAGGCGTAGCGAGCCTGCTCAAGAAGCCCAAAGACCCGCCCAAGCCGCTGCCGACCGTGTCGCGCGACGATGTGATCAGCGGGATCGCCAGGGATGACATGCTGCGCCGCCGGCGCGGCGGTGCTGCCGACATGCTGACCGGCGCTGCAGGGGCCGAAGTTGCCGCCCCGTCGAGCGCCAAGGATCTTCTGGGCCAGTAACGAAAGGATTTTGCGATGAGTGACGACACCAACAAAGACGCGGGCGCCGACGAACAGGCCGCTGCTGACGCTGCTGCCAAGGCTGCGCAGGAACAAGCCGAGAAAGCTGCCGCCGACGCTGCTGCCAAGGCGCAAGCCGACGAACAGGCACGTGCCGAGGGTTTTGCCGATGCCCAGGCCAAGGCCGATGCGGTAGCCGCTGCTGCCAAGCCGAAGGCCGAGCGCAAGCCGCGGCAAGCCAAGCCGAAATCTCCCGCGTCCCCCCCGATCGTCAAGACGCTGGGGATCGAAGCCGCCATGGAACGGGTCGCATCCGGAAGCCATGGCGGCTTCGCTGTCGGGTTCGGCGACGAGCGCGGCCCGCATCGCGACCTGCCGCCCGTCCCTGCCCCCAGCTGCAGCCAGCGGCGCGGGCAGATCGTCACCAATGACCGGCTTGTGATCCGCACGCGCGACCTGGGCAAGCCGACCGTCATCTCTCATGCCTGGCTGTACGATGGCGACGACGCACTGACGGTGCGCGAGCTGGCCGCGCCGGTCATGGTCTCGCCGGGCGAGCAGTTCGTGATCGAGCCGGGCCGTTTCGCGTTTTTCTGACCTCCCTCAAGGCGTGCGTTGATGCAGACCCAGCAGATTGTCGATGAAATCCTGCACCGGCTGCCACAGCTGGAAGCACATCGCACGCCTTACGAGCCCGCCTGGCGGGAGATTGACGAACGGGTCAACCCGCTGGGCGAAGGCGGCTTCACGTCCAAGTCTGCCGGCAACGTGCGCGGGCTCGACATTCTCGATCATACCGCCAGCCTGGGCCTTGACCGCTTCACCGCCGCCTATACCGGCATGATCATTCCGCGCGGCGAGCGCTATCACCAGCTGACGACGACAAGCACGACGCTCAACGAGGTTCCCGCCGTCCAGGCCTGGCTCGAGCTGGCCAACGATCGGCTGTTCGCGATGCGCTATGCGCCCAGCGCGGGGTTCGACCCGGAAGCGAACATGAATATCCGCTCGCTCGGATCCTATGGCTCCGCGCCGTTCTGGGTCGATCACTGGCCCGGGCGCGGCCTGTATTACAAGACGTTCCACCTGTCCGAGATCTATGTCGACGAGGATTTCCGGGGGCGGATCGACACGATTTTCCGCAAATGCGAGATGACCGCACGCCAGGCGCAGCAGATGTTCGGCGATGCGCTCCTGACGCCCAGGATGGGCGAGGCGCTTGCCAAGGGCGAGCACGATCGCAAATTCCCGCTGCTGCATGTGGTGCGGCCGCGCAAGGATCGCGACCCGCAGCGGCTCGATTTCCGGCGTCTGGCCTGGGAAAGCCGCTACATCTCGATCGAGGACAAGCAGCAGATCCGCGAAAGCGGCTATTCGTCCATGCCGATGTGCTTTTCGCGCTATGTCACCGCGCCGCGCGAGCGTTACGGCCGATCGCCCGCGATGCAGGTGCTGGGCAATATCCGCACCACGAACGAAATGATGAAGACGCTGCTGCGCGCAGGGCACAAGGCAGTCGATCCGCCGCTGCTGCTGCCCGAGGATGGTGTCATCACCCAGCTGCAGACCAAGCCCGGCGGCATCAATGTCGGCGGGATGGGCTTTGACGGCAGCCCGCGCGTCGGCATCATGCCGCAGGGCAACAATTTCCCGATTGGCATGGAGCTGCTCAACAACGAGCGCGAGCCGATCCGCGATGCGTTCCTCGAGAAAGTCTGGTCGCTGGTGCTCGAGCGCCGCGACCGCATGACGGCGACCGAAGTGCTCGAGCTCACGCGCATGCAGGGCATGCTGCTGGCGCCGATGGCAAGCCGCCAAGAAACCGAATGGCTTGGCCCGCAGATCGAACGCGAGCTCGACATCGGCCTGCAGGTCGGCTTCATCCCTCCGCCGCCGCCCGAGCTGCAGGAAGAGGGCGCGAGCGTGCGGGCGATCTACGACAATCCGCTGTCGCGCGCGGCCAAGGCCGAAGAGGCAATCGGCTTTGGCCGCTGGGTCGAGATGCTGGCGCCGGTCGCGGCTATCGCCCCCGATGTGTACGACGTGATCGATACGGACCGCGCGCCGCGCGAGCTGGCCAAGTCGCTGGCGGTGCGCCAGTCCTATCTGGCGACGCCCGATGTGGTCGCGGCCAAGCGCGCCGCGCGCGAAGAGGAAATGGCGGCAGCCAGCGGCCTGGGCGCGCTCAAGACGGCGAGCGAGGCGGTCAAGAACCTGTCGGCCGCGCGCGGCGAGGAGACCGCCATTGGCCTCTGACGAAGGGATGCTGCAGCGGGCCTATCAGGCCATGGTCGCAAACTGGAACGGCCGCCGATCCATGCACTATCAGCGGCTGTTCATGGACGATGACGGCACGCCGTCGATCGACGGGCAGAAGGTGCTGGCCGATCTGCGCAAATTCTGTCGCGGCGACCGGTCCACATTCGATGCGGACCCGCGCATTCACGCGCTGCTCGAGGGCAGGCGCGAAGTTTTCCTGCGCATCCTGGCCATGCTGGGCATGCCGAGCGAAGCAACCAAGGATTTTCTGGAGGTGAGCGATGAGTGACGGACAAGGTGCAGATCCTGGCGCTGGTGGGGAAGCCGGCGGCCAGGCTGGGGCGCAGGCTGGCGGCGGTGCTGCCGACCTGCTGGGGGGCGCTGCCGGTGGCCAGGCCGAG